ACCCCGGTAAAAAGTGTAAATTCTACGCTTCACGTACCCAGCGTGCCCCCTTACAGTATAGGGAGACGTCGGGCCTTCCTCTCCACTCCGTATATATACGGAGTAGGTAGGGAGAGCGTGGTCGCCACAAAGAGCTTTGGTACTCATAAGCTTGGGGCGAGTCACATACGTTTCGAAGTACGCTCCATCCCAACCCCGCCTCTTAACATCGCGAGACCTGCTGACTACGTAGGAGCCAATTAAATGGCCATCCCCGTAACCGTCAGGTCCGTAGATGCGCGTAGACGGGTTGCACAACTTCTCAGCAACAGCGGCGAGATCATTTTCACCGTTGCGGATGAAGAAGTTATGCATTGAGAAGAGCGTACGGTCTGACACCAGATCCCTCTGGTAGAAAGGCCGTATAGAATAACCGAAGAGGTAATCTGCACCGCAACTCTCACGAAAAGGGCCTTGACTGAAGGTCTTACCAGTGTTAACAGTAAAACCTAGAAGTTGAAAGACTCGAGTGAGGGTTTCGGTGGCGCCCGTGGGGACAATTATGTCGTCCCCAAAGACGCTTAGATTACGGGTATCTTCGCCGTCAAGTTCGCAGACGGCTCGAGCGAGAGCGTAGAAAATTAAGCTCTCTAACTCGAACGTGAAACCATTTCCCATACTGGAAAACTTGGCTAGCTCGATACTGTTACCATCGGGCAAAGTTACGTCACCAGTACGGGCAATGTCCAGGGCTTGCGCCCAGGATTCAGGGAGGAGCAGCCAGACCAATTCTTTCGAGATTGTGTCTGAAGCAGAGGACAGGTCGATAGTTGCGAGATCCAAAACACCGGAACTCGCACGACCTGCTAACTGCTGGTTGCGACCCTGATCACGTAAGTTGATACCATGCATCTCTAGACGACTCTTAATAAAGTCGCCTAGACCCTTTTGAAGGAAAGAATTCAGAAGGGGCTCGGTTATAATCGACCGAGATGTTAATGCATTCTTCGGCACGAACATCAACTTACCTCGGGACACCTCAACATTAACCGTCCAAGAGTTTTCACTCTGTAAAACGGCATGTACGGCAGTCCAATCGGGGCACTCTGCTAAGAGTGCATCGACAAAGGGGAGGAGGTTCGTGCTACACTGTAACGGTGCTGAAAGCTTTGTCCTAGGACAAGCGACAGCACCTTTTACGTTGGTGTTTGCGCCTGGACCGAATTGCATTTTAAGGTCAGACAACGAAGGGAGATTCCCGAGAACACGCTGAATGATACCCTGAGCTTGCGTGACATACGCAAGCAAAGTGATACCGCTAGACCTATCCATGCCCCTGTTTTCAAACAGGAGGTCAGATTTGTCTTGTGAGCGTATGCCTCGGATGAACCTATTCGTTGCTTGACAATGATCTTCGGTCTGCATGAACTTTTCGTAAGCTATACGATTGCGATCAATCTTAAAATCCAAGGATACATTCTTGGAATAAAGAGCTTGAATCTGACGGGCCATGACAATGTCACGGATACCGTCAGACGAAAAGCGAGCGCTGTCGTACGAATCACGAAAGTCAAACTCGAGGAGAGATACCCAATCGCCCAACTCTACCATACGATAGAGTGTAGAAGAGAGGGCACCTCCTTGTTTCGAGCATGCACAGGCAATTGTCCGGAGGCACTTCAGGTTTTCTGAAGCGCTACGGGGGGATACGTAATCATTTTTCATCATTGCAATCTCCTTTATTGGATTGTTACCGGCAAATGCCGGCAGTGGTGATTACGAGGCATCAAGCCGGCTTACGCCGGTTTCACTGTCTTGATGATTGCTTCAGTGATGGGCAGGGCACTATTAACGAAGGCATTGCCGGCAGCAGTATTCGCCAGGATGCCAGTCGCAGTAGTAGCCGAAGCCACTTGAAGAATCCC